TATCAAAGGTATCTGCAGAATGGAAGAGCAAGGTCGGTGAAAGCACTTCAGTTGAGTTCCCAGTTGGTATCGGTGCCAAGGGTAACGAAGGTGTTGCTGCTAACGTGATGCAGACTGATGGAAGCATCGGATATGTCGAATATGCCTATGCCAAGCAGAATGATATCACATACACCAATATGATCAATGCAGCTGGTAAGAATGTCAGACCAACAGCCAAGTCTTTTGCAGCAGCAGCAGAAAAAGCTGACTGGAATGGAACGCCAGGATTTGCCGTTATCATCAGCAATCAGCCAGGTGATAACAGCTGGCCAATGTCAGCAGCAACATTCATCCTGATGCATGCTGAACCATCAGACAAGGCTAATAGCAAGCAAGCTCTAGCATTCTTTGATTATGCCTTTGATCAGGGTGACTCACAGGCATTGGCATTGGATTATATCCCGATGCCAGAATCCGTCAAGGCCAAGATCAAGAAAGACGCCATGGGCAAGATCAACGTCAAGTGATCTAAACTAATATCATATCGAAATAATGAAAAAGGAGGTTGACACGGCCTCCTTTTTTCTATTATATAAATATAACAAATAGATTGTATTTAGATAATAGGAGTAACTGATGCAACTTTTTAGAGAATACGTCGAATATCTTTCAGAGACTGCAATGAAGGGCATGGTAGGAGATAAACAATCAGATAGACACGCTTCTACATACTTTACGCCAGATCTTCTTAAAAATAAGTATAAACTAGCCTCAAAACAGCATGGATTAGAAGCAGGTTCAGAAATAACAGTGCATAATATTTCTGCAGACGGTGCACACTATCATGCACAAATCAGCCACCCTTCTTTCAAAGGTAATAAGACTGTAAGAATTAGTTCTCTACATAAGCCTCAGAATGTAGCAGGCGTAAGGACAGCAGCTACTGCAGAAGATATTCATCTAGACTACCTGAAGAAACAGTTACATCAGGCAAAAGAACATACTGGTAAGGACGAAGTTACTATACGTACACATCATGGCGATATTCAAGCACATTCGATCGAAAAAGTACCCGGAACTCCTAAAGCTGATTTTGTGGTAAAGAACAAAGCGGGAAAACATACATACTATATAAGTCATAAAGCAGGTCAGACTCAGAGAGACTACCAACAATTCGGTGGGATTTCATCGCATACAGAACATCCGGTTGTGAAAGAATTTGCAAAACATCTGCAGACACACCATTCAGAAGGAGTGTCCGGTAAGACAGTTGGTATGAAATTAAATTTAAAAAATAAATCTCATAATGAGTTAGCTCATAAATCAATTTTTGGAAATAAATATAGTCAAGAGCACGGAATTAATAATGTTCATGCTCTTATGCAGGGGCATGTAAACATAACTCCACACCCTGAAGGTCATTTCACATTCACTCCTACTGCATCGGTGCATTTTAATACAGGTACACATAAAGACGTCCCTCATGGAATGAATCTTCAGATTCAAGCACGAGCCGGTGATAGACATCAGCTCGGAGTAAAGAATACGCGTGTCACTATTAATCCAGTAGGTGCCAGCAAAACTCTTCACGTTAAGACCGGCGAAAGACTTCAATAATGAAAACATTTGTAGAATTTATCTCAGAAGCCACAGGCGTAGCTTCAGCAAAACATCAAGAACATCCTGAAGATAATGCTATCAAGAGCAAAGCAGGATTTGATCATGCTATATCATCTTTAAAGGCCATTCATCACGGTTTAAAGACTGGTAATGCTGGAGACACCCATATCTCAACGAAGCTTGATGGAGCTCCTGCTATAGTGTTTGGCCATCATCCCAAGACTGGTAAATTTTTTGTTGCAACTAAGCATGCAGCATTTGGTAAGACACCCAAGCTAGCTACATCACATGAAGAAGTAGACAAGCATTTTGGTCATTCAGAAGGCCTGGCAAAAAAGATGCATCATGCTCTAGAACATCTTCCCAAGGTAGCACCCAAGAAGGGCATATACCAAGGTGACTATATGCACGATACGCACGATATCAATCACGCTGATGATGAAGTTCATTTCACTCCCAATACTATCAAGTATCATATCAGCAAGGATACACCAGAAGGCAAGAAGGCTGTTGCATCCAAGATAGGTGTTGCTGTACATACCAAGATCGAAGGTGATCCAGATCATTCAGAAACTCTTCATGCTCATCCATTAACAGATCATTCAGTATTTAAGAAACACCCTGATGTTCACCTTATTTCACCAGAGGCAAAACTATGAGTCACCTTACACCACAAGAGAATAAAGCTGTTGAACATCATATTGAAAAAGCTCAAGATATACATAGCAAGCTTCCTGAAGGCCATCATGATATTATTGGTAAACATGATGAGCATCTGTCTACCTATATAAACAAGACAGTACGTACTGGTGAAAAACCTTCTATAGAAGGTCTGAGAGCTCATATTGCATCTCGTATGGGAAATGAAGTTGACAAAGTCAAGACTGATAAGTCCAAGGCAACCAAGACAGCACACATGAATGCAGCTCTTGCGCATCATGATACACACGGAAACCATTTTGCGAAAGCTCTTCAGATCCACCATCATGTTCAGGCTGCAAAAGACATCCTTACAAAAGGCCTACATAAAGCACAAGAGACAAGCAATCCCATGCAGCAATCGATTGAAGGTAAAAAAACAGATCCAGAAGGTTATGTTGTCCAGCATGAAGGTCAGATCACAAAGATGGTCAATAGAGGCGAATTTGCAAAGGCTAATTTTAACAAGCCCAAGACCTGGTTAAAAACACCATGAAGACTTTTATTGAATTCATATCAGAAGAAGAGATCAAACACGGCGTCTTTGCGTTCGGAAGATTCAATCCACCGACTGTCGGACATGAGAAACTGATCCATGCCACAGAAAAAGTCGCTGCTAAACATGATGTGGGGGCAAACATTATCGCTTCTCACTCAGAAGGTTCGGCTAAGAATCCTGTACCTACTAAGGCTAAAGTAGGATACTTGAAAAAAGTTGTTGCAAAGACATCTACTGTATCTCATTCTGACAGCGAAGCTCCTAGCGTACTGCAACAAGCAGCAAAGCTCCATAAGCAAGGAGTCACCCATCTCCATATGGTCGCTGGTTCTGATCGTGTAGACGAGTATCATAAATTGCTTCATAAGTATAATGGCACACACGAAGGCGCTCTGTTTAACTTCAAGCATATCAATGTACATTCAGCAGGTTCTCGTGACCCTGATGCCGAAGGTACAGAAGGTGTATCAGGAACCAAAGTCAGAGCCATGGCACATGCAGGTGATACACAAGGTGTCAAGAAAGCATTGCCTAAATCACTACATCCTCATGTGAAAGAGATCATGGGACACATCCAGAGCATCAAAGAAGATACTGATATCGAAAACACAGATCTGATATACTGAAAAGATAGATTATGAATGAGAATGAAATCCTTAAGAACTTCGCTAGAGCATTAGGTGCTGAAGATACTCTTAATGAAATAGAAGCAAAAGAACAAAAACAAAAGAAGATGCTTGAAGGGATGGCAAAACTTCTCGGCACTGAAACTGTCTTGCAAGAAATCGATGAAAAAGAATCCGATCAAAAACGTTTACTAGAAGAAACCCGTGAGAGAGAAAATAAACTGTTTGAAGGATTGAATGCTTCTCTAGCGAGTCTAGTTGGCAATAATCCAGAACACTCACAGGTCATCGAGCAAGAGATAGCAGAAACTATCGCTGAAACATCTATCGTAGAAGATCTGCAACCGATGCCAGAGCTTCCTAAGGATGATATCGTCACTCCTGGCGTAGAGTTTCTCTCTAAGGTCCCGCAGAAATATATCCAACAAGCAGCAGATATCATCCCCCCTTCGCTCCGCAAGGAATTGGATATCCTTAAGAAATCTGTCGCTGACTTTCATCGTCTTGCTCAACGGCATTCTCAGATGGGCGGCGGAGGTGAAGTAAGATTGGCGTATCTGGACGATGTAAATCGTAACAGCATCTTCGGTGGGAACTTCTTAAAGTATAATGCATCTACTAGTAAGTTTGTATTTGCTAACGTCACGTCTGATGGCGTTGATTGGAAGCATATCCCATCCGATATGATACCTGAAGCAAATGATACGTATTCGCTAGGTAACTCAATGTTTTGTTGGGAATCATTATGGGTTGGCAGTAACTCTGCAACATTTAATAGTAATATTTACATTACAAGTGCAGGTAATACCGGTATCACATTTAATGATAGCACATTTCAAAACACTGCTTATATACCTCATGGTTATATATCTACAGCGTATAGTGGTGCTAACGTGGAATACACCAGCACTACAACAGCTTATATCATACCACAAGGTTCTATTACAGAGGGTAACAGAAATATATCATTAGGAAGTAATAATACGTTTGTTATTGAAAAAACAGGCAGATACATATTGAGTTATAGCATACAATATAAAAATACTGGATCTGATGCTGTTGACATCTATGTGTGGTTAAATAAAAATAATATTCCTGAGCATGACACTTCTACTGTATTTTCTGTTCCAGCTAAGAAAACTTCTAACGATCCGGGCAAAGTGGTTGCGGTAACTCCTATATTTTTATTTGCTAACACGGGTGATCTTATTCAAGTCATGGCAGCTACACCGTATGATACCACAGCTTCGATGGTGACAATCCCAGCTGTTGTTTCGCCAGCTATCCCTAGAACTCCAGCTTCAATCATATCAATAGCTGAAGTAAGCTGAGATTTATAATTATAAATATATAAAAATCGAACCCGAGAGATAACATGGCAGCCAATCAACAGACACCACAAGCTCCTGCAGATAATGCTAAAGATATAAAAGATAACAAGACCACCAGTTCTAAGAAATTAG